GTCTGTAGCACGCCCTCCAGCTATCTTAACCGCCCCCCCTTGTCGTGTGCACTAGATGAAACGGATCGGCGGTCGTTCGCTTCGACCAGGGCGGTCATCGCTTTGTTTCTTTTTGGGACGGTCCTGCGTGTTGGTCTTCCAGGAGTGGCAGGGTTTGCACGCTGATTTCAGATTCGCCTGGTCGTGTGTTCCGCCCTGGCTTAGTGGCTTGATGTGATCCACTTCCGTCGCCTGGGCACCACGGCACTTGATCCTGTATTCGCAGAATGGCGTGCGTTTCAGTTTGACGGATCGTGCCTTGTGCCAGGTCGTGTCGTATCCACGCCGATGCGCGCTCGCTCTGTTGCGTGGTCGTTCGGGATAGGGATGCTGGCTACAACGTCCACTGTCCACCAGGGCAGCGCAACCTGGATACGTGCAGGGGCGTTTCAGTTTGTGGGGCACTAAGTCAGGTTAGGTTCGAACGTGATCCATCCACGGGCGACGACTGCCTCGCGTCCCAACGTGTCCGTGAACTTGGCCTCGTAGTAGTAATCGCCTTCCAGGGCGTCGGTGTTCTCGTCGGTGATGGTGACCGTCATAAGTCCCTGCAACGGTTGACTGATGTCGATGGTTGCCGTGGCAGGTGACGACGTGCTGTCAATGACGGGCGAACTGGATGGCGTGCGTGCCATCTTGAATTGCCCGGTCCCTGCTGTCAGGTCAACGATGTTGCCGTCGTTATCGACCACCGTGATCGGCAGCGATACCTGGTCGCCACTCATTACCGGGAACGATTGATGTGTCGGTGCCTGTCCCATGCCGGTTAGTCTACTGGATCACCCTTGCCAGGAACAACACGGTCTGGATCGAACGTTCCTTCCAGGTCGGAATCAGGATCGAACACACCATCGACAGGCGCATCCGTGAACTCGCCCTCCAGATCAAGTCCGAACCTCGGTGCCTCGACTGCGTAAAACTCACGAATCCGAACATCGTTGTCCGTCGTGAACTGTTCCACACCGAACCCTGTTTTCCCGTCGGAGTGCGTCGCATCAGTGACCGTCGTGCCAACCTGCGTCCACGGATCGCTGGTGGATGCGCGCCAATAGGCGGCGTGCTGATCGCCAATGGATTCGAATCGAATCTGCGATCCAGCCAGGTTGCCGAATGCTGCCGGCAGATCACCGCCGCCGATGTACGTGTACGTCCTGGGCGACTCCCATCGATACACGTCGAAATACACCGTCCCGCTCCAGGGGTAGGTGTAGCAGTAATATCCGCGCTGGTTCTCGCCGCTTCCATCCCAGGCAGCGCGCGTCCAAGGCCACACGATTGGCGATGCCGCTTCGTCAATGGTGCCGATGGTCAGGATCACAGAGTGGTCGTCCGACAATTCCTGGTTGTACGCGCCAATGGCGTAACCGTTCACGCCGTTCGTCGGATCGCTGATCGGATTGCCAGGCACGAAAGCGCCACCGGTGTCGATCTGCGGCAGGATGTACCCGTCCGGCACTTCCATTCCAACGTGTTCCCAGGGAACGCCCAGGGCAGGACCCAATCGGTTGAAATCGTCCTGGAACACTGCCGGTCCTGGGAACAATCCAACCAGGCCGACAACACGGAAATCGAATATACCCGTCAGCGGAACGACGCGTGAAATCGTTCCGTCTTCGCCCCTGGTGACGTGCCCCGTTGCCTGGATTTGCGGGACATCGATTACGCAAAGGTGTTCGCCGGTCGTGATGATCGGGTCGGATGCCGGCTGGAACTTGTCTGCGACTTCCTCGATTTGCCAACCGGTGATCCGGAACGCCCTGGTCGAATTCCAGGAGTATTTCAGGACGCCGTAATTGCTGCCGCCGTTGCTTTCCCGGAATGTCGAAATGCGCCACACGTTGCCCCAAACGTTTTCCTTTTGCGTTTGCAGGGCGTCGTCAGTGCCGGACCACGAACTGTTCATCGTGAAACCGGCGTCCACTGGATTCGGATCGACGCCCTTCCACATCGGTTCGCTGCCATCCAACATTTCGACGTAGGCAGACATGCGGATTTTCATTCCCGCAGGGATCGCACCCAGGAAACCGCCATTCGGTCCGCCGCCTGGTCCGTAGGCATAGGAATTGATCGTGCCGCCAACGTTGTCGATTTTGATGCCGTGATTGAACCCGGTGACCGGTGTCAGATCATCGACGGCATTCGACCAATGCGACCAGGTGCCGCCCTGGTCCCTGCCTTCGACATCGAACTCCAGGGCGCGATTGCAACGTCCACGCCCGTCGGCGGAAATGTATCGCTTGATCGATCCGTCGCCGACCGGCACCGTCATTTGCGGTCCTGGTCCCAGGTCGCCCGATCTGAAATTGTCCAGGGTCGCCCCGATCACATACGAGTCGTTACCGAAACCGACCCTGGTTTGCGTCGGGTACGTGGAGTCGATCACCGCATGGATGAACGTCCACCCGTCAGAAACGCCACCCCAATTGATCCACTGCTCGATCCGGTTGCCATTGGCGACCATGCGAATGATCGTGCCGTCCGGGACGTTCGAATGCGGCAGGACGACCGTTTTGCCGAAACTGGTGTAAGAATAATTCGGGTCCCACCGATACAGTTCAGCAACCGTCGATCCGTCGGTGTCCGAATACAAATATCCGAAATATCCCGACTCGTTGTTCAGCGACATATCCGCCGATCCGCGCACCAGCACCCAGGGCGCGGTGTCGGAATTGTTGGAAACATACGTCCAGTTGTTGACCTCGATTTCCGCAAACTGCGCTGGTCCGTGACCGTTCTCGCGATGCGCGCCAACAAACGCCAGGGAAACCGGCAGGGGCAGTTGCCCCGACACGATGTCCGGGATCGCGTAGCCAGCGGGAATCCAGTCGTCCCAGGAATTGCCGATAGGACCGTCAGCGCGATTGAAGTCGTCCAGGAACGTTTCGGGCGGATCGAACCAATTCAGGCCGGCGTAAATGCGCCGAGTGGAAACGCCATTTGCGCCCACTGACGGCACAGAAACCGTTCCAGACGCTTTTTTGACGACTTTGGATGTACCACTTGCCACCAGCACCGGAATCGTCGCAGTGCCGCTCGCATCAAATCGCGTGTATGCCTTCGCATCACCGCTGGCGACCAGGACAGGCGTTTCAGGTGCGCCGTCGCTGGCCTCGATCTGTTTGGTCGCCTGGCCGGATGCTTCGACACCAGGGATTTCCGGTGCCTCGACCAACAGGGACGCGTCGGTCGTTTCGATGTAGTCGGTCCGCCTGTCCGCCCATTGCTCGACCTGGACTTTGCGGATTTCGATGGCGCTGGTGCCGTCGCCGGTATAGGACGACACGTTGCCATCGGCCATTCCGATGATCGCCCTGGTGTTGCCGTTGTACTGGTCCGCAGTCAGGACCATTTCGCACAGATACCATCCAGGGTCGCCGGCAACCGGCGTGATGTAGGCAGCATCCGGCGCGAGCGAATAGTTGTTGCCCAGGGTGCCCAAACTGACGTTGAAATACTTGCCGACGTTGTTCGGGTATCCCGCTGCCGCCGTCCGGACCAGGATGGAATCGCGACCGTCCGCCTTCGCTTCGAAACTGATCGTGGTGACAACGCCAACGCCGTCGGTGAAATAGCCGCTGGTTTGAATCAGGTGCGTGCCGGTGGACGTGTCCTCGACAATCCTGTTCGCCGTCCTGGACGCCAGGCCGGATTCGATCCAGGCGACGTTCGAAACGTCATTCGACCATTCGATTTCGTTCCTGCGGCCTGATGTCCTGGCCTGGATTCTCCTGGTGGCGGTGCCTGATGCCTCCACTGCCGGGATCGTTGCCGATCCGCTGGAACTCCTGATCAGCGACGCGGTGCCAGCACCGACCGGCAACGTCAGGTCGGCATTGCCCGACGCAGTTCGGAATCCACCGGTGTCAGCGGTGCCTGCCGCCTCTATTGCGGGAATGGATGGCGTGCCGCTGGCCTGCCTGGTCAGCGTAGTGGTGCCGGCAGCGGTTAGCGCCGGGACTTCGGGTGCGCCGTCGCTCGCAGTGATTACGCCGGTGATGTCGGCGGTGCCTGCGGCCTCGACGGGCGCGAGTGTAGGTGTGCCATCCGTGGCGGTACGGTGATTCGTCGCCGTACCCGCCGCACTGACTGGTGACAGTGCGGGTGTTCCATCGCTCGCCTGGCGGACGACGGTCGCCGTTCCGCTCGACTCCAGCGCGGGAAGGGTAGCCGCACCCGATGCCGAGATATTGGACGACGCCTCGCCGTCGCCGACAGGTAGTGGGACGGTGGGAGTTCCGTCAGATGCCTGCCGCCGCAGCGTAGTCGTTCCAGACGCTTCCAACGCTGCCAGGGTCGGCGTTCCATCGCTTGCGGCCTTGACAGTTTTGGCAGTACCGCTCGCCGTGAGTGCGGTCAGGGTGGCAGCACCCGTCGCCGCTGAACTCCAGACGCAGCACCACTCGATTGCACCGTATTCGACGGTCCGGCGATTGCTGCCGGTGCCCATCGTGTCGACTTCGATTAGAACCTCGACATCCGATCCGTCGGCGACTGTCAGGTTCGTCGCGTTCCAGGTCCAGGAGACCAGGACACCCGTTTCGCTGGTGACCGTGACCGTTCCCAAATCCTGGCGCTGGACTCCGGATTCGTACAGGTACGCGCGCAACGTCGGGTCGGTGCCGCCACTCGCATCCTTGCGGACGTAGGCTTTGAATTTTTGCTCGTCCGCGCCGACTTTCGGCGGATACGTCGGCGTCGGGAATGACACCCGGACGGACGTTTCCGGCTTGTCGTATTTGCTGGCGGTGCCTGATGACTCGACTGCGCCCAGGGACGGCGTTCCATCACTGGCGTTTTTGATGACCTTGGCGGTGCCGGCGATTTCCAGGCCGGGCACGTTGACCAGGTTGCCGAACGTCCACCGCTCGACCTGGTTGTCCGTGGCGGTCGTGGCGTTGTTGCGGTTAATGCCGAGTCCCGGCGTGCCGCTTGCGTGACTGGCGTCGGTCGATAGGCAATACAACGTGCCGTTGAAATACAAACGCTGCCGGTCGCCCTGGACCTCGATCCGCAGGGTGTCGCCGTCAGCCAGGTCGTGCGTGATCGACACGGTGCCGGAAATGTTCGTCCAGGACGATCCGTCGTATTCCTCGATCCACAAATCGCAGGTGCCGTCGTCCTGCGGCTGGATGACGCCGATGTACGCGCCCGCCGCTGCCGCCTGGAATCGGGTGAATACCTGGAAATACGCGTTGTCGGTATCCAGGGCAGTGTCGATTTCAATTTCCGCCCACTGATCGTCCGCGAACGTGCGGTCGTTTCTCCTGGCGGCGTTGGTCGATAACCCGGTGTCGTCCTGGTATTTGCCCGACGCGATGGCCAGGTTCGCGTATCCGCCAGGTCCGTTTTCGTAATCTGTGAAATCGGTTGCCTCGTCCGCGTCGTCCTCCAGGGACGCGACGATCACGCGTTTCGATGTGCCTGCGGCTTCCAGGGCAGTCAGGGTCGGCGTGCCGTCGGACGCTTGCTGCGCCAGGGAAGCGCCGCCCGATGCCTCGATTGCCGCCAGGGTGCCACCACCGGACGCCGTGACATCCGGTCCGGTCTGCACGTCGGCGGTGCCTGCGGCGGTCAGGGCGGCGAGCGTAGCGGCGGCAGCGGTGGTCCGCTTCACGACTTTCGCGGTGCCTGCGGCGGTTACCGCTGCCAGGGACGGCGTTCCGTCGCTTGCCTCGATGTGATTCGTGGCGGTGCCGCTGGCCTCGACCGCACCCATCGTTGCGCCGCCGCTGGCGCTGACACCGGAGTCCGCCAGGGTGTCCAGGTTGATGGCGATGAACGACATGCCTTCGTTGTTCGCGAAGGGTTCCGTTTCAATGTCGCCGGCACCGCCTTCCGTTCCGACGCGTTCCGTAATGGACACGCCCAGGTCGTCGTTGACTGCGACCGTGACGACCGTCGCTGGATGCGTCGACCATCCATGCGTGTCGGTGGTCGACTGGTTGCCTCGGTTGTAATCGCAATCCTCGGACGACGCCAGTTCGGTGCCGTTCAAAGTGATGTGACCGAACGCGGTCCACCTGGAACCGGACCCGATGGCACCCGCGTTGCGCGGGCAGTTGTTGTTCGCCAGGACCAGGGCGTCGTGCGCGGTTTCGACGTTGACTGCCGTCGCGCTGGCTTTCGTGTAGGACGCCGAGTCATTCAAGTCGACAACATCGTGCGCGTTGATGTCCACCGGACCGGTGAGCGCGCATTCCTGCTGACTGGTCGAGTGCGACCGAATTACTTCGGCGCTGTCATTGAGTTCGATAATCGCCAGGACGAGTTCGGTGTCGGCGGTCGTCACACTGCCATCAATGTCCGCGCCGCCCTGCCTGGCCGCGACGCCGATGCCGCGACAAATCGCCATGTCCACGCCGATGGCGGACGCGCCGCCTTCGAACAGGTCATACATCGGCGTTCCCATTTCGCCGACGGACGACGAGCGCAGGTACATCACGCCCTGGGCGCTGTTTACGCTATCGCGCCGGATGTTGGCGACGCGCTGCGTGCGACCCACCGAGCAATTGAAATACGCGCCGCCGAGTACCAGGTATCGTTTGCCGTTGTTTTTGCAGTCGATGACGTTGGAAGTCGTCGCGCCCAATTCGATGGCGGTCGTGTCGGATTGAACCGATGCACTCCAACCCGTCGCCCTGGTGAACGACGTGCCGGTGAAAGTCTGCGTCGTGCCGCTGGTGTAAAGGCCGATGGCGGAATAGTAGATCGGGATAAATTCGACCGATCCGTTGACGAACTCGTCGCCGGTGCCAGGATCGTCGGTGCCGGTGATGCCCTGGATTTCCCAGGTTGACGACGCGCCAGGACTGTCGATCACCGCCCAGGAACGCGCGGTCAATTGGTCCTCGGACGTGTCCCTGGAGTAACCGCCGCCCTGCGCGGAAATGATGGTGCCGGTGCCGGAATCGTTGACCGCCCGCAAACATAAATTCGACCGACCGTTCGACGTGTCGTCGCCGGTCAGCGACATCAGGATCAGGACGGCATCAGGTAGGTTTGATGACGGTGCCGTCCAAATGTTGGTCGTTGAACTGAACGTGCCGAACGTTTGCACCGCCTGGGTCGGGAAGCATCCCGACGGAAGTGCCGCCCAGGTTTCACCGACGGACGCGTACTGATTGCCCGTTGTTCCGGAATTCGTGTACCTGGTTTTGTCGGCCATCGTTTACGTGCAAAAAGACGAGCAGCAATCGCATCCCGCCGTGGCGCATTCCTCCTGGAGTGTGTGTCCGCAGATCGTGCAGGGGCAATCCGTGGCGTGCCAGAATTCCCATCCCCTGGGATTCAAACCCTCGTTTTTGAAATCGATTTCCGCGCCGGTGTCGCCGCGTTTATATTTCGCTTTGCCAGGCTTGTTGCCCCGCTCGCGTTCGTAAGTTGTCCGTCCGTCCGCTGGTCTACTCATGGCGCATTCAGTGTCAGCCAGTTCGCATCTGGCGAATCGACACCCTCGTCAATATCGTTAATTGTCCCGGACAAATACGTTTGCGCCTCGATTGCCGTCGGAATTATGTCCTGGTCGCAAACCTCCAGCGGTTCGCCGAGTTCGGTCACAAATAACGCCATGCACGAGTGCACGCGTTCCGCTGCCGGCGAGACATCCGAGTTTTGATCGCGCGCGTCCATGTCCACCGACAGGTCGTAACTCGCCGACATTGTTTCCTTGCCAAGTGAAAACATTGGCACCTGGTCAGTCGTGCCGTTCTGGACGCAAATCCCCCAATCCGCGAACGCACCGATAATCGACATCGTTCCGTCATCCTGGACGCGCGTCTGGATCGTTTTGTTCGTGTCGCCCGACTTATAGATCAGCGATCCGAGTGCCATCAGTTGCCGTTCGCTGGCGACGTTCGTGAATCCCTGGTTCGCATGTAGTGCGTACCAGGTGCCCTGAACCGCGAACTGTGTCGTCACGCCGTTGTTGGCGATGTCGTGATTTTCGAAACGGTTCAGGCGGATCGCGACGATCCTGGAGTTCAGGACATCCATCGCGCCGGCAGTCGAGTCGTCCGTTTGGAACTGCAACGTCACCGCCTGGTTCGCGAAACCGCCCTGCGTCCACGCCAGGCCGATGGACCATTCCTCGTCCGTGTCCTCGCCTTCCAGTTCGACGTAATCGCCGGTCGGGTAGCTGGCACCGTTTAGGCGATACCGGATCGATGCGCTGGTCGAATTTACGCGGACCTTGATGTGCGCGAAAAATAGATAATCATCCGACCCATTGCCGACGGTTACCGACGGACCGTCCGTCCATCCGGAGTCGTCCAGGGACGTGTAATCGGTCGTATCCTCGTCCCAAAAAATGTCCAGGTTTTCGTTTAGCGCATCGGCGTCGTTGCCGATTTTGAGTGCGACCGCCCAGGGTTCGCGGACGCTGCAAGTGCTGCCAGCGGTGGCGCGGAATTGCTGGTCGATGTTGATTGCACTTGCCGGCGTCGTGTGCCGCTGCATGTAAAAATAGGGATGACCGTAAATGGTCGACGTGCGGCGCGGTTCCTGTTTGTGGAATGACAGGTCGCTGCCACTGATTTCCAATCCGCCCGTTTCGATCCGCGTTTCATATTCGTTTTTGGTCGCGTCGCTGCCGTTGATGAAATGCGCGAACAACAACAGGTATTCCGTCGAGTCCGACAGGTTCGAACCGTCCAGGTTGATCCCGGCGTTGATGTCAGTCCACGACGTGCTGGTCGTCTGCCAATCAGACGAACTCGCCTCGTAAACGTGATTCAGTTCGGTCACACGTCCACCACTTCCCAACGGATTTCGTTGGTTTCCCAGGTGCCTTCGGGATTAGTCGGCGGCGTGCCGGTCGGGTAGTCGTATCGCAGGATCAGGCCGACTGCGTGTGTCGCCTGGCGAAGTTCCACAAGGATTTTGAAGCGACGACCGGTCGACTGCGGTCCGTCCTGGTCGCCCCAATCCTTGCCGGCGCGGACGTTGTTTTTGATGAACGTTTGGCAGTTATCCCAGGCGGCGTCGAATGCGTCGACCACTGTTTGAAAATCTTGCGGCGCAGTGACGGTTTCGCCTTTTAGTTGGTTGGTCCTTCTGACTCTGAACACGTCGATCCCCTGTTCCGTTGCACTTGTGGCAATGGTAATCCTTTAACACCAGGAACGTTTGATCGATCAATTCATGGTCGAGTCCGGTTCCGAAACATTCACGACACCGATGCGCTGGCGCGACGCGCACCGAATTGAAGTCCGCCACCCATGCCAGGCGTGACGTGACCGCATCGCGAACTGATTTTTCGGGATTCCATTGCCTCGGTGGTTTTCCTACAAGTTTTTGCACGCCGCGTTCGATCGATCCGATTCCTTGTCGGCGACCGCCGTCACTTCGAAACAGTGTTCGCCCGTCCTGGTCGTGACGTATTCGTATCCAGTGACATCGCCCTCGACCGTTGCGACCTGTTTGGCTTCCGGGACCGTCAGGTAAACGCGGAACTCGCCCAGGTCGCCAGGTGCAATCGGCTGGCCGCACTTCGTGACCTCCGTGTCCTCGTCGGCCTCGCAATCGACATAGTGCGTCGGTGCCAACCAGGACAGGTTCGCCGCGTTCGGTCCAGGCAGTTCCAACGGATCGTCCCAAATGGCCATAAACACGGTCCCGTCGATTGGTCTGTCCGGAACGTTCCTGGGATCGTCGGGCGGTCCGCCACACCTGGAACACCCGCCACCGACGACCAGGCCCAGGTCATTGTCAGCCAGGCCGAACGCATTCGGTTCGCTGGCCTCCAGGTTGCCGTCGACAAACAGGCCGATCCCGTTGCCGTCATCCAGGGCGATCTGAACGATGTGTTCGACGCCAGGTTGGACGACGGTTGTGGATTGCAGGGAAATGGACGACTGACCGCCATCGATGTCCTGGTTGCGGACGTTGATCAATCCGGCCTCGCCGACCCACACCGACAGGTGACCTTTTTCGGCGGTGCCGTACTCGTCCCGACTCGCCAATCCCTGGGCGGTGCCGACGCTGTTCAACGTGAACGTCAGTTCCCAGGTGAACGCGTTCTGTTTTAGGGCGCTGATCGTCGCCGGGTATTCGGTAAGAGACTGGACAGGTCCGAATGTAACCTGCGGGTTTGGAGCAGGATCAGGCGTCCCAGGGTCAGGCGGGTCAGGCGGGTCAGGCGGCGGTTCTGGCGGCGGCGACGTTCCAGTTGCGGTGACGCGAAACGTGCCGCCTCGGACGATGTAGATTCCTCCAGGATCGGCGAGTGCCTGGTTGTAGCAGGATTGGAACGCCTTGTCCTGGCGGGTGTGTCCGCTGACGAGATTGCCATTCGAATCCTCGCACTGCCATTCGTATTGACTGTCCCGGATGGACGAGACTTCCTGCGCGGCGACAATCTGCGCTGCCAGGCAGACCGCCCCGAGTGCGGTCACGATACGCATGATCGCGACCTACGATGCGGGAACGGTGATCGTCAGCGAGTTCAGATCAACCTGGTCAGTCGCAGCGACACTCGTGGAACTGATGATGATTTCAGTTGCGCTGGTGCCGACCGTCATTTCCAGTTGTTTCGTGGAATCGCGGTCGTAAATCGACGCCTGGGCAACCGTACCGCCCGTCGCACTGGTGTCTGACAGCGGCACACCCTGGAGCGTGATCACGCCGGTCGCGGCAGCACCGAACGCAGGGTTTTGCAGGTTGATGGTGGCGACTTCCGCATCCGCCGACGTTTCGAACAGAAGTGTCGCAGTGCCGGCACCGGTGTTGATTTCGGCGTCGATGGCATCCGCCAGGACATTCCGCAATACAGTTTCAAGGATCATTCGGAGACTCCGTTATCCGTACTTGTCTTCGCCGAACGTGCCTTTTTTGGCACCTTCGCCATACTTTGCATTGCCGGATTTTTTGTCACGGACCAGGGCAGCGCCACGAATTTTCGCCCGACCTGTTGATGCCAGGTTGCCCAGGCGCGCGCGCTCGCTTGGACTCATGTTCGCAATATCAGAACCGTGGATAACCTTGTCTCGTCCTCGACCCATCTGCCCGCTCCAGTAGTGACGCAACGGATTGTAGCAACATTCCGTTTTGCAACGCGAGCAAGGATTTTTCGTCGCCGTACCGTTCGCGATACGTGTTCGGACTGCGCGCCATCGACGGTCCGAAAATTTCGTGCATCTGTGCCGGCACGAGCGGGTATTTCGGAACGCCTCGGTGATGCCAGGGGCAATTGCCATACGTGGCGTCGTGGTTGTCGCCGCCGTCGGTGTGATGGATGTCGCAGGGTTCGGGCGTCCACTCGCGACCTCGGAACCTGGCTTCCAGGAAACACGGAACGCACCCGCGATCCTGGATGTCCAGGAACCGAATCGCCTGCCTACGGTTTGGCGACTTTCCCTGCAACGTGTCGCCCGCCCTGGCGTATCTGATCGGCGACCGCCTCGCAGATCGTTTTCATGTCTTCGGCGGTGCCGTCCTGGATCGTCCAGGACAGTTCCCGAATGACCGACTCCGGACCGTCGTACACCATGATCACGTAACGCTGGTCCTTCGGGACGATGTTTTCAGCGTGCGCGCGCAACCTGGTCATCGCCTGATGGTGGCGGACTTTGCAGTGTTCCAGGATCGGCATTATTTCGTCTCCAGGTCAGACCGGGCACCGCGCGCGGGTTTCTTTGCGCGCTTCGCTTTTTTCTTGCTGACTTTTGCCGACGCGTGCGCCTCGACCTCGATGTTCGACAGTTCGATCACCGCAGTCGTCGGACGATCCACGCCGGCGCGAATAGCGATGTCCGTGACGTTGGACAATTCCTCGCCGTCAATCCAGACGCGCCCCCGATTGGGCGCGTCCAGTATCACTTTGACCCGCGAAGTCACGCCGCCGCCTGGTCCATGTCGGGCAGGTCCAGTTGCCTTTCCTCGACCTGGATTTCCACGACTTCCCGTTGCCACTTCGTGATGATGTCCATCACGCCGTCGGAGTAGTCGCGCGCCTGGACGACGAACGTCGCGTCAGTGCGTCGACCCGTCTTCGGTGTCAATTGGATGCCCTTGATCACGGCGTCGGTGAACTTCGCCGACTGTTTGCCTTGCTTCAACGTGACCGTCGCGCCGTCCAGTTTGTGTCGGACTCGCAGCGGGTACGCTTCCGCGCCCTGCGGATTGCCTTCGCCGTCGAAATACAGGTTGATGAACCCGTTGATCGCGCTGTCCAGGGCGGACGCGTCGGCATCGATAGCGATCAGTTTCAGATCAATCGCCCGAACCATTTCGTCGCCATGCGCTTCGGCGCGGCAGTTGATGTTGCGGAGTTCCGCTTTTGCTTCAATTTTGAACATTCATATCCTCCAGATTTTGACCTGGCATTTGCCGCCAGGGTAGGGATGTTGCCAAACGATTCTGATGTCCTTTATCTGCCTATCGTTATCGAACATTTTTGCGTGTTCCAATGCGTCCAGCAATGGTTTCAGGTTGTTGTCAATGTCTCCCGAATTCCTGGGCGGATACCAGTCGATCCGCACCGCGAGTTTGCATTCGCCGAACCCTGGTTCCATCGCCAGGGCGAATTCGACATCCTTGCGGAATTGCTTCGCCTCTTTCGTCAGGAACCTGGGCGGCACTTTGTTGAACTGTCGACACACGCCGCATTTCACGCGCCGCCGCTCGCCGTAGTAATGATTGATCGACGGTGGCCAAGGCAGAACGAATTCGCCTGATGCCCTCACGCCGCTTTCCGCTTATGCCTGGCGTCCGCTGGCAACAACGACTGTTTGAAAACCCTGGTCGCCAGGTTCAGTTGATACGCGTGATCCAGGTGCCGCAGGAACAGTTTGCCGAGTTGCAACGACGCGTCGCGCATCGTCATCGTTTCGTCGGTGACTTCCTGGACGAATGCCGGCGCGTCGTCTTTGATTATCTTGTGTTTGACGTTCAGTGCCGTGTCGGTCTCAGGCAATCCACCCGACGCGAAAATGTAGTTTTTCACCAGGCGATTGATGACGAGTTCGTACCAGGGAACGTGTCGTTCCGGTTCTGGCTTTGCCTGGTAGTTGGTCGTGACGGGCGTGTGATTGTCATCGTTGCCGCACTCGTCCTCCCATCCTTCGTCCTCCCAACGCCTGGCATTGATCCAGGTCGCGGGATGCGGGATTTTCGTTTTGTCCCTGGAAAACCAGTTGTGCCGCAGACGCTTTTCAACGTCCTGGACTGCCGCCGCGCCCGCGTACATATCGTCCTCGACACCCTGTTTTTCCCAGGCACGCGCCGCAGCGGGTTTCGCAACCTTGCGCGGGTATGCCTTCCAAAACGCTTCAAACTTCGCCGGGTAAGCGTTGCTCATTCGATTTTCTCCGTTGTTACACCCGAATGACTTCGGGCGGTTTTGGTTGCGGCAACAACACCTGGTCGGGTACTCGTTGCCACTGTGACCAATTGCAAGGCACCGCGCGTCCATCCGGTGTCTTGCGACTGGTCATATATTCGCCGGTCCAATATGTGCACTCGCTGCCCAGGCGGTATTCAACCGTCCAGCCAGGTCCGCACCATTCGAAGTTCACGCGCCAGGGATAAACACCCGACTCGTGGTATCCGAAAAACCGCTGGCGTCCGTCCTGGTTGACGGTGCGAACGTGGATCACGGTCGCCTCGTCAAAATCATGGATTTCAATCTGCCGGTATTGGCATTCCGCCTGAACCATCAAAAGGGTGGCAAGGAAACTAAACATCATTCGTCCTCCGCTATTTTGACCCGCATACCTGGACGAATGCCGGAATCGTGATCCGTCCAGACCACGACCGACATTCTGCCAGATTTCAGGAAGCGGACGGACCGGACCTCGCCCTGGTGCGACCTATGTTCGAACGCCTTTTTCCGGCAGTCCGCGCCACAGTATTTTTTATTCGCCCTGGCGTGTCCCAGGTCGACGCCGCACCAGTCGCAGTTCATCGATTCGTCCCGCCGAACGTCCAGGTCAGTTCGATGGCGTCCTGCCCCATGTTCGGCGTGTGCGATCCCGCGTTGCTGAAATGATGGATGTATAGGCTGACGTTTTCCTGCCCCCAAAACGGCGGCAGATCGATCCCGATGGAAACTGGAATCGTCCACTCGCTGCCCAGGGCGCGATTCGTTTCCGCCCACTTCGCGACGCCCAGGCCGAAGTGCATTCGGAACGCGCCGTTCGGGTAGTCCGGATTCACGTCGCCACGGAACGTCCAAATCCGCTTCCCGAAAAACGCCCAATTCCGGTCCACGAAAACGGGACAGGGTTTGCCGCGCTTCACTTCGAACGCCGGGCACACGTCCTGTTCGTCCACGTAGAACAAACCGACTTCCCATTTTTTGTTGATGCGTTCCGTGATGGTCAGCGTGAATCCACCGGAAAACTGATCTGACAGGAGACCAGCGCCGACGCCCACCCTGGTTTCAGCACCGGCGACGCCGGCGACCAGGAGCATCAGAAACGTTGCCCACTTCACGGCAGTTGCTTCCGAGCGCCGTCGAATTGCTTCGACAGTTCAACAACGTCGGGCAATACCTGCCACCCGATGACGGTGTTTTTCCACTGCGGCGCGTTTTCCGACGCGCCCACGAAATGCCCTTCCTCCGCGAACCAGGTCGCGGTCGCGTAATGGTTCGGCGATTCACCGCCGTCCAGGAAAAGCAAACACCAGCGACCGTCCAGGGCGTCGCCGGGTTTATTGTTCGAAAATATATTCCAGTTCATGGTGACTCCGTGTTGATTGCTATTTCGTGCAGCGATTCCTCGATGCACCGTAACCGCCCTTCGATGTTTTGCAACACCTTGGGGCATTCTTTGTGATCATCCTGGAACGCGCGGATCGCCGCGCCAGTCAGGATTTCCGACATCGCGTCGACCAGTTCCAGTTTCGCGCCGCACCCGCACGCCAGGTTCACGCGCATCATGCGAACGCCCACCAGCAAATCCCGGCAACGACCAGGGTGATCACTATCGCGTTGAAGATTCCGCGACACCCGTCGATGTCGTCGCCTTGATATGGATACTGGTCGGGCAATCCGTCTTGTGGCCGAACTCGTTTCGACATTGTTTTTCCTCCGGTGGTCTAGCCAGGTGATCGGTTAAGGCCGAAAGCAATTCGTTTGTCGCCACGGTGAACACCAGGGCGATCAGAGTCGCGAGCATCATCGCGTGTCGGTGGCTTCCATGTTTCATATTCGAACACCCAAATCAGGTCCGCGATTTCCCATAGATCGACTTGATCGACAGCGAACGTCGGTCCGTGTCCCAGGTCGCGGACGTTGCTTTCCTGGAACAATAGTTCGGCGCGCATCCCGCCGCGAATCGTGAGTGCGGGCGGCAGACCGGTCACCAGGACGTAAAGGTCGGCGGGTTTGTTTTCTTTGCTTTTGATCGCGAGCAAACGACCGTTGTCGCGAGTGGTGTGTTTGACATCGACGGTCGCGCCGCAGGGCAGCGTCGCATCCGCATCCGCCCACACGCCCAATTCGAAATCCGGGTACAGGTTCATCGCCTTACAAAAAGCGATTTCGGCGGCGACGCCCTGGACGTGGATGTCGGTCGAATTTTGATTGCCCTGTTGCATGTCAGTTGATCCCACAACCTGGTTCGCCGTCTGCCTGGCTTTTCCCAGGTGCCTGGCCAATCTCATTTCGAAGTCAGTCAGTTTGATCAGCATTTCCGTTTTGTTGGGGAATAGCAGTCGCCCAGGCTTTCACCTGTTCGACTGCCTGGTTCCGCTTCGTCGGGTCCCATCATTCGCAGCGTCGGTCCCTGGCGACATCCTGTCGCGCATTCTCCTGGACGATTGCGTCCCGACTACCGCCTGCAATTCGCCCTGATACCAGGCGGCGGGACTGTGAACTTTCCGTGTGACTGTTGCACCGCCTGGGTCGGATGGACCAGCGGAGAGCGATTTTGGAGTGTTGGAGAAAACAACCGCTGACCCATCCGACGCGCCGAACATAGGCACGAAAATCGAAAAATGCCAGCGATTTCACATTTTTTTCGGATTTTCCGCTGAATTTCCGCATTTTGCGGCCTGGATTCCGTGACCGACCACCTGGATTCCGCTATTCTGGCGACTCGGATGATTTACCACAGCAACCAGGAGACACCCCAATGCGAATTTTCACCCTCGCGAAAGCGGGCATCGAACTGACCGCCGTCGACGTGGCGTTACTTGTCGACGCGTGTCTGGAGTCGCCCGACATCGACAAGCGGATCATCAAACCGTCCGCGAAAACCCTTCCGCACTATTCCGTCGTCGCGGTCCAAAAAGCGTTCACGCAATGGATCATGCGAAACCCGGACATGATGGACCGGGAGTACGTCATTTCGTTACTGGATCGACTGACCGACTCGATCAAGCTGGCGAAGCGATCCGCGACCGTCCTGGCATTTAGTTGACACCCGACAGGGCATCCGTCGGGTGCCCTGTTGCGGGTGGCAATTCCGCCGCCTTTACTCAGGAGAAAACGAGATGAAATCAGGATTGACAATTCAGCAACTAGCGCAACGTTTGGACGACATCAAAAACGCCAAACAGGATTTTTTGATCGACACGCGTGGCGTGAAACTGGAACCGGTCGACACCGGCAAAAACCTGGTGGCCAAGGTGATGGACACCCAGGAATTCGTCGTGCAACCGCACGCGCTTCGGCAAATGGAAGACCGGTTGAAAGTGCCGGCGAAGTTTGCGGACCGTCTGTACCAGGACCACCCCGATCTGTTGTGCGACCTGGTGAACGAACTGTTCCAGCGGGAACCGGAACGTCGGTTGTTCAGGACGATCAATACGAACCTGCGCGCGTTCATGTCCGACAGTTATCGGATCATGGACAATTTCGATCTGGCGCAGGCGGTGCTGCCGGTGCTGATCGAACACGGCGCGGAAGTCGTGTCGTGCGACGTGACCGAACGGAAAATGTATATCAAGGCACTGCGCCCTGATCTGCAAGCGGAGTTCGGACCGCCCGAAGGAAAGGAAATGGGCGTCGGGCATCACTTTTTCATCGAAAAGGTGACCGCAGGCATCACGATCAGCAACAGCGAAATCGGGTGCGGCGGACTGAACGTTCAACCGTCCGTGTTCACGCAGCGTTGCACGAATTGGGCATCGTTCCAGGATAGTCGGTATCACAAAGTACACCTGGGCAAACGCGCCAGCGGTGACGCCGAGTCGATGGTTTGGGACGTGATGTCCGACAACACCAGGAAACTGTCAGACGAGGCACTTTGGTCCCAGGTCCGCGACTTCACGGTCGCGAGCATGGACGGCACGTTGTTCGACAAGATTGTCGACAAACTGCGCGCGTCCAGGGGCGAGACGATCCAGGGCGACCCGACCGTGATGATCGAAAAGGTCCAGGACAAATTCGGTTTCACCCAGGCGGAAACCGGTGGAATCCTGAACCACTTGATCCAGGGCGGTGACCTGTCGAAATACGGACTGCACGCCGCCGTCACGCGCGCTGCCGCCGACCTGGAGTCATACGACCGGGCGACCGAACTGGAACAGATCGGCGCGGACATAATCGATCTGCCGAAAAATCAATGGCAGACATTGGCGGTTGCTGCCTGAGTCAATCGCTGCGCTTCGCCGCCCTTCGGGGCGGCATTTTTTTTGGAGAATCGGAAATGAAATTTTTGCAAGGAATCATCGACGGTTTGTCCCTGGGTATGCGCGAAACGCGCGGTCGGTATCACCTTTGCCTGGGCGACCTGATCAAAACCCTGGCGGATGCGCCTGCCGATCTGCCGGTGTACCTGTACGTCGACGGCATGTCGTGCACGCCGGGAACCTGGTGGTCATATCGCGGATATTACTGCGACCTGGCACTGGATCGCGCACACGGCGACAAACGCGTTCGCGACTTCCTGCGGCAGTGTGACGGTGCCCTGGGCGACCACTTCGAAGGATACAAGGGCGGATTTTTTTACATGGACGAGGACACGCCCTTGTGGGTCAGCGAGTACGGATCGGCGGAAGGCATCGCGATCATGCGGTGCGAAATCACTGACGACTGCGTGAAGTTGATCACGGAGAAAATCGAATGAGCAAACCCGACGACTACATGGCGAAAAACCCTTTCGAAGCGATGGACAAATACCAAACGTCGGTCCTCTATCGCGACATCGAGGAATTCGCCTATCAATTCAAACTGGACAACGGTTTGGATGACGTGGCGGTCGACACGTTTCTGATCGCCTTCGCGATGCACAACATCCTGTCCAGGATTCCGGACAAGCAAGTTCGGATCATCGCGAAAATGAACCTGGCCGCGCACGTTGCGCGGTTTCCTTTACCCGACGACGGAGAAACAAAACCATGAGCAAAAAATTGACCGACCCGGATGGCCAGGAATGGGACATCCCGGAAGACTGGATCGTCACCGAATCCCTGGATGGAATCATTGTCCTGGACCCTGATGGCAACCAACGGACCGTCCTGGAAGCGCACGAGACCGCCAACGGGCGTTCGACCGACCTGGCGGAAAACGCTGTCCAGGTATTCAACCCGAACCAGGTGCGCGCGCCGGCACCGGTCCACACCTGGCTGGACTCCGATCCGGAAGCGTTGCAACACGCCCTGGAACTCCGGAAGACGAACCGCGCGAACCTGATGGAATGGGTTCGCGCCGCCCTGGTGGAAGGCACCGATTTCGGTCGCATCCACATCATGCCCAGGGACAAGTGCGACAAGGGCAATCGTTGCGACAATCAGTACCACTATTCCAAACCGTGTTTGTGGAAGGCGGGCGCGGAGAAAATCTGCGGGATGTTGGGACTGCGCGCGGAATGGCCGGACCTCGCCGACGCCAGGGAACAGGTTATGACGCCGGGATGCAAATACGTGATCCTGCGGTGTCACCTGGTCAACCCGGATGGCAACGTCGTCAGCGAAGGAATCGGCGGACGCGGCGTGGACGACGATTACGGCGCGATCAACAAAGTGTTCAAAATGGCGAAAAAATCCTCGCTGATCGACGCCGTGTTGAACGCCTGCGGACTGTCCGAAGTATTCACCCAGGACATCCAGGACGACGACGCCGCGCAATTGGCGACAGACACGACGCTGGACGAGGATGGCGTTCGCTACCTGCTCGCCGCCGCGACCGAACTGTTCGGCGAAAAGGGGCAGTCTGTCATCGCCTCGCTTGCCAGGCGGCGTTTTCACATCGACAACGGCGATCCATCCAACATTCCCGCGTATCGCCTCCAGGACGCAATCAGGTCCCTGGAAGAAAAGGCCGCAGAATTGGCGGAACAGGAGACGGACGATGGCAACGGAGAATGACCCGATCCGCGACGCGCTCGTGAAGGCAGTGCAAAAACGCGTCATGGTGCGGATCAACAATTACCTGGCACAAGGCGGTGACCTCGACGCCATGCCACTGGTCGAGTGGATCAACGAGGAATTGGACACCGGATACGAACTGATCCGGTCAACGCTTGATGGGTACAAATCGGAGAAACGACAATGATGCAATTCTGGGGTTACAGACACACAAACGGCAGCGTCCACACGAAACGGTATTTCGGACCGCTGGACATCCAGGAAGCCCACGAGTCGCCATTTTGCGAGGAAGTGCATGGACCGTTCAGCGCCGGCAGCGTTGAAGACGCGCGCGCCATCGCATTCCAGGTTTTGAAGTCGGACAAACCGGACGAGCAAATCAACCCGCCCTGGCTGAAAGCCTCGATGTCGGTCGAGCAGGCAGCAAAGGCGGCGTCGATGCGAAATTGCACGTTGCGCGCGATGTTCGACCGGACGATGGGCGTGCGGATCGTGGCGATCAGGCGAACGCAGTGAAAGTCCTTTGCACGACGCAGGGCACCGACGAGTGGCACCAGGCGAAACGCGGTGTCATTTCGGCGTCGAATGCGCGCCTGGCGCTGGCCGGCGATCACACGAAAGGCCGGATCGGGTACATCGAACACCTGGCGGATGACCTGGAAGGAATTCCGAACTTTGACGAGGATGAACCGCCGCCCTGGTTCACGGATGGACGGTTTTATGAATCCTGGGCGCGCGGTTGGTACTCGTTCAAAAAGGATGTCGATGTCCAGGAAACCGGGTTCGTCATCCATGACGACTATTCGTTCATCGGGTGTTCGCCCGACGGTCTGGTCGGCGACGACGGTCTGGTGGAAATCAAGTACCGGAAGACACTGAAAACGTTCAAGGCGCATTCGGCACTACGCGCGAACAAATCCGTCATCGACCAGGTGCAGACGCAGCTATTCGTCACCGACAGGAAGTGGTGCGATTACGTCAACTATTGGCGGTCCGACGAGACCGGTGTCGAACTGGAACGCGGGTTCATCGAAAGGATCGAACGCGATCAGGCATATATCGACAACGTTCTGTTGCCGGCGTTCGTGAAGTTGTGGCGTGATGTCCAGGCACTTGTGGAGTCGCGGAAAAGTCGCTATGTTCCGCGCTGACGGTCCTGCCGGCGATTCTAAAATCCCTCCTGGGAAAACTGCTGAATCATCCGACACCGGCAGGGCGGTCATACCCTCCTAAGTCGGGAGAGTGCCCAAGCGAAGAAACCCGGACCGTCCCAAGCGGTCCGGGTTTTTTTTATAGCGCAAGGATCAGCGCGATCACGCCCAGGTACAAAACACCCTTTTCGACCAGGTGTCGTTGCCTTTCCTCCGCGATGATTTCCCGCTGGATGCGGGTCAGTTCGGCCTGCGCTTCGCCCGCCTCGACAAGATGCCCGGCAGCGTTTTGAAGTTCGTCAACCTGGTCAGCCAGGGCAGCGGCGATTTCCGTGTTTCCTTTTGCGGCTTCCTGGAACGCTCGCAATTGTCGCGCCCCTTCCAGGTCGAAGGTGACCGACTCGCGATCTGCTGAAACCGGTTTGGGGAATCCTGGTAGGTCGACAGGCCGCGTTGCCGGTTCCGTCGGAGTTTCAATTTCCGCCCAGGGATTCGTCGGAGTCGTGGAACACCCCGTCAGCACCCCAACCAGCAACAATGTCGCGCATTTCGTCGTCACGTTCTGCAATCGCATCGATCCGTCTCCTGGTTCGTTCGCGCGCCGCTTCCGCCCGCTCGTTTGCCTGGGCAGCGCGATCCAGGGCGTTTTCGGCCTCGTGTATAGATTCGTCCCTGGCGTCGGCCTGGTATTGCTCTGCCTGGCCGCGCCATTTCCGTTCTGAACGCTTTGCGCGTGATGCCTGGGTCGCGGCAAGGAATGCCAGGAAAGCGAGCGCACCGACCCAAACAGCGGTCCCGACGGATTTTAGCCAATCAAGCATCGGGAACCATGTACTGGACGGCGAACACGGCGACCGTGTGCACCATGCCCTGGACCTCGCCAGGGATGTCGATTGCCTGGTACGTCCGGAGATACCAGGCGGCGATTCCGATCACGCCGTTGATTGCTGCGCCGTATGCGACTTTTCTAGTCGGTGCCGCCGTCGGTTTCGTATTGGACTGTGACATTGTTGGTTGCTCCGCAACCGGGTTCGATCACTATCGATTCGTAATCGACCGACATGATCCGTTGCATCGCCGCGCGCGACCTGGTGACCATCCGATGGTTGTTGTGAATTGTGCGCGCCAGGCCGGGCGCTACGCAACCCACAATGTCATCGATTCGGTTGCCGGCGTGGATTAGGATCAGGTCGCGTCCTGGTCGTCCGTTTCTTTCCTGCGGCGTGTGCCATACGTGCAAATCGGGATTCCACAACGCGAACACTTCATCACCGTTTGACCGTACATGCGGGACGAGCGAATACGTGCCGTCGGGCACGCAGGATTCGAAGGGCATCCCGCCCGGCGCAGAAGACCGCCAAGGTCGTTCGATTGTAAAGAGACGGGACCCATCATCCAGGTATAAAAATCCTTCGGTTTCGGTTGGGGAGTAAGAGAATCGGACCAGGTGCAGTTGCGGCATTATTTGGAACCGTGTCCGTTTTTGATTTCCTTTTCGATGCGATCTATCCGCGAAACGACCGCCGCGTGATGGAAGTCGATGCGTTCAATGATGTCGCGTTTCGATTCGTTCCTGGCCTGCCTGTCCTCGATGCGTTGTTTCTCCGCGTGTTCGGCCTGCGCTTCCAATAGAACAGTTCGGGTTTCCATCCCGGTCACCTTTCGCCACAGATACGCAACCATGCCGCCGAGTCCCACCCATGCCCATTCCAACAGTTTGACGAGCGTATCGGAATCCATTCGACGCCTTCCACCATTCTTCGGTATTTGGGAATCAGTTCCCGGTAAGTGGGCGGATTGTCGCATAGGTCGCCGCGCGGCCATAGTCAGCGGTCAGTCAGGGTCGTCAAAACGCGCGCACTTGCGAAGCGTCATCGCCTCGCGCCGTCGGCGGATGTCTTCTAGTAGAGATTCGGGCGGATTTTCGACTTTCAGCCAGTCGGCTAATTCCTCGCCCATTTCGTCGCATTCCCAATGCTCGTGCCTGGTGTCCGCTTTCAATTCCAGCGCACTGATCGCATTCAATATCGCCTGTTGCTGCGTGGCGACGGTGGCCTCGACTTCAACGATGTCCGCGTCGTGCTGGTCGGGCGTCATCCATCCGATGAGCTTCCAAACGACGATCAGTGTCGGGATCAGTACGACTGTTCCCAGGACGGCGGTCACTTTTTGCCAGGTTACTTCGACTTGCATGTCCGGCCTCGCGGGTGGCTTTAGGGTGTCGGCGGTTAGCCACCGGTCATTTTAACAGCGGGATTCCCAAACCCTTTCCGTCAGTTCCCTGAAAAATCGGCTTTGCGTCATCCTTTCGATTTGCCCCTATGAACAATCAATCGTTAAAAGAACACCGACTCCCATACCTTCCCGCGAGGCCGAAACTTATGCTGCGGTCGCGGCACCATAGATCGTTGCGATCACCAGGAGTCCGACCAGGACCCACACGAACGTCGGCACCTTTTTCGCGCGCTTCGCCAGGCGTGCGCCGACGCCGCCGCCGCTTCCTTCCCTCGGATTAAATTCCGGTCCAGTTGCTTTTGCCATCAGAACAAACGCTCCACGTTGAGTGCATACGTTGCGGAGTCTAGCACCGACCCGCCGTTGTAACGAATTTCCACCGTAAACGACGACGAAAAACCCTCTATCGAAATTCCGTCCAGGCGTTGTTCGAAAAAGCGGTTCGAACTGATGAATCCCCAAGTGTCTTCGGCAAGCGATGTCGTAACGTCCAGGGGCGACCCGGTTCGATTCGTGTATCGCACTTCGTGAAGCGATGACGCATCACCGTTCGGAATGATCCAGTCCGTTGACGAATCGATCTGCGTCGTCGTGAGATTTTCGATTTTGTCGCAGGTGCCGTCGGTGTAGACAACCAGGGCGGCGCGGTATGGGCGGTTGCCGGAACCGATGTCGTTGATTGTCTCGCCGGACAGCGTGACGGTGCCGGACGCGCCTGGTTCGGGAATATTCGCGGTGACCTGGGTCGAAACACTCATGTCCAGGACAGTTCGGTGCCCCAGGCGATATAAGTTGTCGAGTTCCGACGCCAGATATTGCAGGTCCCGCCAGGACCAATCGTCAGTCCGCCCGTCGTGTCCGTCAGTCCGCTGCCTGGATCGTTGACGTAAAGGGTGACGCCGGTGCCCTCGTTGACGGAATAGTTGCCCGACGATCCGAGATTCATAATCGTCACCATTCCGTACTGTTCAAAGTCGCTGCCGGTGCTGGCCTCCAGGGTCAGTGTCCTGGCGGTCGTCGTGTCTTTGACGTTCATCGACCCGACGTGGCGTGCCTCCAGGGTGTCGGACACGTCGTCATTGAACAGCGGCAGGACGTTGAAACCGACCGACCGCAGCGTGCCACCGTGGTCCAACACTTTCGCGCCGGAACTGTTGCCGGTGCCGTCGTGGTCCTCGGTGCGGAATGTATTCGTCCCGTTGCGCTGGAGAATGATTTCGCCGGCGATAGCATTCAGGACCGCGTTCGTGCCGTTGTAGTCGATCCGGAAATCGTTGCCGGTTCCGAAAATCGCTTCCTCGTTGTCCGCCCAATGGATGGACTGACCGTTCACGTCTAGTTGACCGCCGAGTTGCGGTGTCAGGTCATCGGAAACCTCGGTGAACGATGCGCCAGGTGCCAGGGCATCGATGGCCTGTTTGACGCGTTGCGCCGTCCAGATTTTGCGCGCCGTATCGATGCCGGCTTCCGCCTGCGCCTGGGTCACGATTGGGATGTTTACGTTTTGCCACTGCGCGCCGTCATAAACCGCGTAATCGTCATTCGCCAGGGAAACGAAATCGGTGTCGCCAATGTCCGTGAAGTCCGGCACCTGGGCACCGGCAAACGTCATCACGTTCGCGTTCGGGATGCCGCCCAGGGTGTCGGCGTCCAGGCCGGAACCGTCACCGTCGTTGCCGGAATTCCAGATCGTATATGTCAGCCAGGTAATCGATGACTGACTAACCAGGAAATATTTGTCGGGATCGCCAACGGTGCCGACCATGAATTGCGCGCCGTCGGTATCGGACGCGACCCGGAATTGCCTGGTCGTTCCCGTCATCCGGTACAGCATGTCGTCAGCGTGCAGTTCGGCAATCGATCCGCTGGCACCGTTGTTCCACTCGATCACGGTGCCGCTGGCCAGGTTCATCGCTGTCAGGCCGGTCATGTTCAGGTCGGTGGTGCCGGTAAACGTGAAATTGCAGTCGGTGCCGTCGTGACTGATTTCAATCGAATCGGTGTTGCCGCCGTTGTAAATGACCAGATCGGCACCGCCACGCAATTGGACGTCGCCGCCTGCCGGTTCCAGGCGCAGATCGCCGCCGCCCGCACCGCCTGTCCGGATGTATCCGTTCGATCCGTCGTGTTCGACCTCGACCCAATCCGCGCCCGTCGAATTGTTGATCCGCAGCGGTGCGCCGATGATGTTGTACGCGGCGGTGTTGGTCAGGCGCAGGTTCAAGTCGGTGCCATCGTGATCCCAGGAACCGTCGTCGGTGCCGCCCGTATTGAACACGGACAGTTCGCCGGCACCGGATGCCCGGACCCTGGTTTCCTCCGTCCAGGCAGAACCGTTCCAGCGCAGGACCGAATCATTGACCGTTCCCGTCGGCAGCGATCCGCCCGTTGCCGCCTCCAGGGAAATCAGGCCGTTCGAATTGTTGTAGGTCAGGACATAGTTGTCCTGGCCGGCACCGACTGTTTGATCAACGTCGAAATTGTAATTCCCGACATTGAATCCGCTGATCCCGGTGATATTGATGTCCGTCGTGCCGACGCCGACGATGTTCACGTCCGTTCCGTCGTGACTGACTCCCAGGTAATCGGTTCCAAGTCCGTCGTATATCCGCAATTGACCGGACACGACGCGGACGGTGGTTTCCTCCGTCCAGGCGTCCGGCGAAACACTGGTGTCCCAGGTTTGGATCGCGCCCGCCGTTGTACCTGCCGGTCCGCTGCCGCCGCTGGTGTCGACGTTCCAGTCAATCGCGAACATTTGTTCGGCAACCGCGCCGCCTGGCACCGATCCATTGCTGTCAACGACTGTGACCGGGATCGTCCACCATCCAGTGTTGTCCGTTGGTGCGCCGCTGACCTGGAACACCGCAACGTCACTGAAACCGGTGCCGTTTTGCCAGTAGATTCGATTTCCGGCGACGAGCATTCCGAACACGTTGTCCATGTCGATGTCGGATTCGGTCGTCGCGCTGACGTAGATATTCGTGACGCTCGCCAGGGTCGCGTTGTTGAACCGGACCTCCCCGCTGCCTGGGTCGCCACTTGTCGTCGTCGTGTCGAACGTGAACCTGGAAGTCAGTTTGCCGCCTGGCGCTGCCTTCCATTTGCCGTCCGCCGACAGAATGCCGTCCTTTTGCGGATTGTCGTAATCGGTCGGATCAGGCACCAGGCCGACCGGCCTGCCTTCGTCTGTGCTTAGGTTCGGCGCGAACAACGGACCGACAACGCTGGCCTCCACAAAATCAAGCGCCAGGGTGCCACCGATGTTTTTGCCGGCGAATGCCTGGATCGTGATGAATCGCGGCGGCGTTTCGTTTTCCTCTTGATCGATGTAAATGGTGTCTACGGCGTCGTACCAGACACCCGCCGAACTGGTGTTATCGAATCCGTGACCGCCTTTGCCCAGGTACGTGGTCCGATTCTCCGGTGAACCCTCGTCCGTGACGATGGCGCGGAACTTGATGCCGTGACCGGAATACGATCCGCCTGGTTGCGTCAACATTTGGACGCGGTGACGGACCTCGATCACCATGCCGTTGTATGCCAGGGCGTCCCACTCGTTCGGTCCGCGACGCTTCACGAACTCGGCAGCGGCGAAGTCACTAACACCCGGCGACAGGCGAACCGTGTCGGTGCCGTCGGTGCCGGTGCCCACCGAGTACGACGCGCCCTGAACCAAATCCCACAACGACGATCCCTGGCGGATGTACGGATCGGGCACGATGGGTCGCGGCTGGATCAACGGAAACGCGGTGAATGTCGTCGTCGTCAAATCCGGGTCCCAATCGGACACCTTGCCGTCGACGTTGACCGCCCTGATCCAGTAGTACCGTTCCCGTTCCGGACTGGACACGTTGTCGTAAAACGTCGTTCCTTGACTGGTGCCGACCAGGAGCGCGGAACCACGGACGTTTTCGTTCGCCACCCATATTTCGATGTGACTGAACGTTGCCTGGGCAGGGTTCGTCCAGGAAATCAACGCGCCGCCATAGACTGCCGTCACGGACACGAGCGTCGGTGCCTGGACCGCCTGGTCCGCGAAATTCAGTGTCCCGGTGCGACTCCTGGTGGTGTAGTCGCCGACGAGTGGATCGTTCCAGTCGGAATCCGATTCCTCGACCATCGTCAGCGAAATTCCGTTCGGTCCGAATTTCCATTCGGTCACGAAAAACTTTTCGCCGGCGAATCCGAGTTCGTCAATATCCAGGGAAACCGTCGCGCCAGGTTGGATGCGGAAACAGGACCAGTTGCCTTCGAAAATCAGGACGCGTTGATTCCTGGACTTCCGCAGCATGATTATTGCGTTGCGCTGCGCCTCGTATTCCTGTTGGACGGTCGTGAAATCGGCGACCAGTTCGCGGACCTCGCCGCCGTCTTCCGTGACGTATGCACTGTTGCGGACTTCCGGGTACGCGCTGGCGGTATATTTCCGCTCTTTGTCCACGAACTTTCCGCGCACGCGGTTGTATCTATCTTTCGAACTGGCGCTGGCCTGGAGTTGAATCGATCCGGCTAAATTCGCTTCGGTCAGGGTGACATCGGCGGACACCGTATCGCCCGCCCACATTTTCCAAAGACCTTGCGAAAACACCATGCGTCCCATCATGGCGTTGACCAGGGAATCGCGGACATCGCGCCTGGACTCGTTCGCGCTGAACGTGCCGTTGATGGTGTATCGCTTTTGCGAATTGACTGGCGCAGGAACCGAAACGGTCTGGTCGCAAACGTTGGCGGCGGTGACAACCATGTCCCAATCGATCCGGGACGCGTCTTCGCGCATTCCGAATTTGTCGTCCATGATGTAATCCGCCAGCGCCAGGGCAGGGTTTTCCGACCAGGCGATATATGACGGATTCGTCGGGTTCGCACCAGGTGACGTGTCCAGGCGCGGATCGTAAACCTGGCGACCACGGACCAGGACGCGGAAGTTTCGCGGCACGCCGTTTTCGTATGCCGTGTCGTTCGTTTCGTCGATGGTCATTTTGAAAACCATCGTCGCCCAACCGCGCGCCGTGTGATTGGCGGTCCACAGTGATCCGAACGCGGTGTTCAAAAGTGTCGACGCTGCCTGCGTGGACTCGCCGTGTAGGAACTCGATTTCCATCACGCCGTTGAACTTGCCGGCGTTGACGGTTCCGTCCTCGCTGCCGGACAGATCGGCCAGGTCGATGTCGATGTCGTCAATGCGATACGCCTGGACGGAATCGACCTCGTGCCCGGCGATGGCCACCATGTAGTACAAATCCCGGTTGTCGGTGCCAGCGACGTTGCCGAATATCACCGGACCGGAAACCATGTCCTCGCCATAGATGAAATTTTGCGGCGCGATGGTGTCGCGCAACGTCAACGCTTTGTTCCGCGCCTTGTCAGTGAAGTCGAGTTTCGGTGCCGCCAGTTTCGCGGTCAGTGCGAGCAACCCCAGGCGGGCGACGTTGACGGCGAACACGTAGGCAGCGGACGCGCCGGCACCAGCGCCGACGAACACTGCCACAAAGAATTTTGCCGCTGCCGCGAAAAACCCGCCCACTTATGACCTCCAACCGAATTCGCAGTATTCCGGGAGAATCCGCAGGATCGACCGCCCGGTTTTGATCGCCACGTATCCAGGCATCACCAGGCCGATGGTCGCGTGCGGATCATCGAAAAACGCCACGTCGCCAGGTTTCAAATCCTGCCAATCGATGCGCTCGCCCAACACCTTGTCGACCGCTTCCGGCAAACCGCCATCACGACGCAACCTGGTCACCGCTGAACGCCGATCCAGGTATCCCAGGGCGTCCCGGTAATCCCTGTCCCATCCGACCAGGAGACATTCAGCGACGAACCGCACGCAGTCGTAATTGCCCAGGCGAAACGGTTTCGTCGCGACCGCCGCCATGTAGTTGGACAATGCCTGAACGTTCATTTGCGTCGCCTTCCGCCGCCGCCGCGACCGCGACCGCCTCGACCGGCACCGGCGAGCGTCGCGCCGTACTTGCCCCAGGACAGGTTCAAATCCTCCATGCGGAAAATGTATTCGCCGGCCAGGTCGCCGGACACTTCGGCCTGTTTATCCTCGTCGGTGAAACGCTGGTCGGGTGCCTCCAGCAAGTTCGTTCCCCTGGACTCGCACACCAGGGTCATCTGCGCCAGGCCGCGTTGCAGGACAATATCAACCTTGTCCATGAATCCGCTGAACAGATATTCAGGGTCATCCAAAAGCGTTCCAGACGCATTTTCCAGGCCGATCAATACGTCGGCATCCCTTCGAAAGTAATCGTCCACCAGGGCGTCGTTGATGAACGCAGATTTGACGCCTGTCAGACTGATTGACAGGGCAGCGGGTGCACCGGAAATCGATTCCACTACCTCCGACGATAGACCACCGAAATCCCCGATCCCGGTGTACGTCTCCGACCCGTGTACCGGGTGCGTGATCGTCTTGTCGCCGATTTCCGTGTGCAACCGCTGCACGCCAGAAGAAAAATCCAGACGCGCGAACAAAACGATTTTGACAACCTGGTCGAGAAACCCGGATTCGTTTGTCGCTGAAACTGATCGCTTTGAAGTCATTGCGTCGCGAACACGTCCTCGATCAGTCGCATCTGGAAATCACTGATCGGTTTGTCGATCCACGGTTTTGACGACCATCCGTGTGTGTCGCCCTCCAGGACGAACACGCCGGTCGGCGTCGGCAGCGATCCATCCTGGACGTATATCGCCGCATTGTTCAGCGGTGATTCGCGCAACCGTGGTTCGAAATTTAAGGTGATGGACCCGCCGCTGGCGTCCGCGTCCGTCGTCGCCATTTTCAATTCATGTTCACCGTTTACGTCGACGCTGAAGTAATCGCCAGCGCGAATCCAATTCGCTTGCGTGCCAACACCGTCGACGTTCAGAGTCGAACCGGTCTGTGACGCGCCATTGACCAGGGGCGTGCCGCCGTAGAAACCACGAGCGGGATTGTCGTGCGCCGGGATGCGTACCCGGTGCGCCTGGCCGCGCAATCTGGCGATCAACGCCATCAGGGTCGCGCGGTCGGCGGTCGTCATGTTGATGTACGACAGGACCGCTCGCCATTTTTGTCCACCGCGATCCAGGGTTTGCGCGCTCGCGATCAGCGGCGACGGGAACAGTGCGGATTGCGTCTCCAGGGACATTTGCAGACTGTTCGGGACGATTGTCAGATCGTAGACACTCACGCGAACGCCCTCCGGTCGAGTTCATCCAGGAATTCCGATTTCATCTTGCGACTGTTTTCCTCCAGGAGCGGAACCATGTCCTCGGCACGCACTGCACCGTCGTTGTTGAACACGTTGGTCTGATTGATCACAACCTGGTTGCCCATGCTGCCGCCTGGGACGATGCTGCCGTTCGTACTTGGGACGAACAGTTCCGGTCCTCGCTCGCCGACCAGGAACGCGTTTCCGGTGGACACCGGTCCGCCCGATGCGCGACCCGTCAGCGGTTTCAGGACGGACGATGCGAAGTCGGCCAGCGGTCCAGTTCCGCCCGCCAGTCCGCCCAGGAATGACAACAGGATTTTCCGCGCCAGGAGTTCGGCCACCATGCGGATCAGCATGTTCCGGAAATTCTGCAACAGATTGTCGAACCCATCGGCACCGCTCGCGATGAAATCGGCCATCGCCGTTTGCATGTTGCGCGCTGCCTGGACGCCGAATTCCTCCAGTTCGGTCATCCCATCCAGGTTTTTGTCTAGTGCTTCCTGCAAGTCGTCAAACAGGCGGGCGCGGACCTCCAATAGTTGATTGATGTCGCCTTCGCCCTTGTGAATCTGTTCAGTGACGAACCGGATGTTCGCCAGAATCGTTTCCTCTTGCGTCCTGGTCTGCTGAATCAACGCGGCGATCCGCTGGCGATCCTTCATTACCCGGTTGACGCGCAACAACGTGTCGGTGATGTCAACCTCGGCGACTTCGCCGAACACGTCCGTCGCGACCGGTGTCGCGTCCGGTGCTGCGTTTTCGAACAATGCCACCTGGCGGCGCGCTTCCGCTGCCCGGCGTTGAAATTCGTTCGCTGATTCCAGCAACGATTGCGTGAACGCAGCGTTCAGGAAGTCCAGGCGGGATTTCGTCGCTGCCAATTGTTCCGGCGAAATCGGGATGTAAAACTTTCCGCTTCCTTCCGCCTTGTTGATGGTCGCCTCTAGTTCGCGGATTTCCTCGATCAGTGCGTCCATGCCGTCGACGTTGCCAACGATGGCCTCCGCGAACGTCTCGCCCAATCCCTGGGCAAACCTGGAGAATGCCGCCGCAGCGTCCAGGGCGAATTCGGCGACCTTTGTCGTCGCTTCCGCCAGTTCCAACATCGGTTCGATGTTCTCGGTGACGGCGACCAGGAGTTTCGCCCGCAGGACCGACGCCATCGCGTCGATTTCCTTTTCGGCCTCGGTTGCCTTTTCGATCAGTGATGCGTCGACCACGACACCCAGGTCGCGGGCACCCTGGCGGAAGCTATCAAGGCCGGATCGACCCTGGCGCAATAGCTGGACCAGGGACGCGCCTTCCGAGTCGAACAGTTTGAACGCAATCCGCAATTGCTCCTGTTCGTCGGTCGTCTTCGAAATGATTTCGGCGAAGTCGCCCAGGAGATCGATGTTGTCGCGCATCGACCCGTCGGAATTGCGGAGTGTGACGCCGTACTGGTTGGCGACGGTCAGGAGTTCTCCAGTGTTCTGCGCGGCCTCGCCCAACCGCCTGGAGAATCGCTGCAAACCCAGGTCCAGGACGTTGGTCTGGATTTGCAATTGTTCGGATGCGAATCGAAGTTCCTGGATTTGCTCGACGGTGAACCCGACGGTGTTGGCGACGCGATCCAGGTTCGCGGCTAGTTGCAATTGCTGCCTGGCGACGCTGGCGATCCGCCCGGCACCCAACGCCAGGAGACCAGCGGCAAGTGATTTGATCGCGAACTGAGTCGTCCGCGCTGCCTTCGCCATCGTGCCCAGGCGACGGTTTGCCCTATTGATTCCCCGTTCGAACCTCGCCGTTTTCGCGACCAGGTTGACGATGATGTCCGCTGCGTTCGCCACTTGCTGCCTTTAACCTCGCGATCTGATCATCCTTGGATTGCTTCGGTTCCTGTTCGGCGTTACTCAACAGAAAATACGCCATCCACTCGGACAATTCTGAACTCGATGTCCTGGCGAGCAGTTCCGGCACCGTCATTCCGAGTTGCATCGCCAGGTAAAAACAAAACCGGCGAAACGGACTGCCCTTTAATCGTTTCCCAAATTCTCCAGGGTGTCGTCGTTCAGTGCCGACATCCGCTTGGAAACTTCCACGATCCGATCAAGTGCGGCGGCGGACTTGCGTCCTAATGCCTGAACATCCTTTGTCGTGAATAGGCGTTTGCCATCCTCGTCCACGACACAAAGTGAAACCAATTTTGCCCGTAAGTTGCGGGAGTCAATCTTTGCCTCGGTTCCCTGGATGCTGACGATGGAAGATTCCCACTCGTCGCGATCCTGGCCGGTTAGTTCCTGGACAAAGACTGCGCCACCCCATTCGGGCACTTCCACGCGTTCCCGTTTCAAATCTTCCGCGCCGAGAATCGCGTCGCGTGTCAGTACCTTCATTTCGATTTAGTTTCCTCGATTTACGACCAGGTGATCGCGCCGTTGATTTTCAAACGGACCGACGCTTTCACTGCGTCGTTCGGTTCGGTGTTGATGGAAAATTCCATCACTTCGGCGTTGAAATCTGCCTGCGTCGAACTCACGTCGCCCCACACGATCCGGTAGTTCCTTTGTGTGTTGCCTTCCGCGTCCGCCCGCAGATTGACGTGTTCCGTGTCCTGCGGGTTCCAGTTGAGTTCCATCGAAATTTCGCCGGGATCATCCAGCGCGCCGATGTATTCCTTTGCACTGGAATCCAACGCCGTGACTTCGATTTCCTCTTTCGTGATCTGCGGTCCGCTGATGCTGATGACATCGCCGACCGTTCCAAAAACTTCCGGCGAAGCGCCGTCGCCTCGCTGGAAACTCGTGCCTGTGCCTCTAAACACACCCATTTTTCAATTACTCCGTTGCAACGATTATCCAATCCTGGGACACCCTCTGATCGCGCTGATCGCCGTCGTACACCGGCAAATCCTGTTCCTCGATCAAATAAACAGCGTCGACAGGTTCCGAACCGAGTTGTCGCGGACTACTGAACGCAAGTCCATTCAGAGCATTGCGAACCGCGTCTGCGAGTGCTTTCACCTGCGCGTAGGAAGTATGCCAGCAATCGATTCGAAAACGTATCCCGACGACCGGGACCGATCCATTCAACGTCACGTCGCGCGGCGTGCTGACTCGGTTGTAAACGATGGCCGGCAACGACTGTCCCTGCGGTATCGCGCCGGGATGAACTTTCGTTCCGACGATGGCGGCAACACCTGAATCCGCCAGGAGTTCGGCGACCAATCCTTGTTCGACCGTCATAATTTATCCACCCTATTCCGACGAGCGTCCGACATTTCCGCGCGGACGCCAGTGTTGATTCGCTTGATGATGTGATTGACGACGGGACGGAACATCGTGTCGGCGGCGACGCTAACGAACGGGATCGGTGGCATGTGCTTCGTGCCGAACTCCAGGAACCGCCAATAAAACGCATTTTTCGGATCGTTGCCCGCGCCTGCCGTCGGGTAGTAGACGGACGCCTTTTGGTATCCGCGTTTGCCGCGCCTGGTTTTCGCTTTCACCAGGCGGCGCAGTCGACCAGGCGGCGGGCGTTGCTGTTTCTTGCGGTATGCGGTGACCGACCCGTCGCGCACCGGTGCCGTGACCTTGATGTAATCGCGGACACGCCTGGCACCCTCGACAGTCGCCTGGCGGACGTGTTTGTTCGCGACCTTGCGCGGCACCTTTTTCAGCACGTCCTGGAGATTGCCCAGGTTGCGGAGTTGTAATTCAACGTCGGCCATCTATTGCCTTTCCACGGCGATCACTTCGATTTCGCGCTCGCGTCCTTTGCGATCCACCAGGGAAATCACTTCGAACGTGCGCCCTTCGATTGTGATGCGGTCCTCCGGTCCCATGCCGGACAAATACGCTTCGGCGAAACGGAACGTGATCCGGTGCGTCACGTCGGCCTGGACCTGTTGCGATTCGAATCGTTCGGAAGCGGTTACCGCCTCCAGGGTCGCCCACACCTTCGCCAGTTGCGTCCAGGATCGGGAATCCTCGCCATACGAATCCAGCGATGTCGTCCGCTGTTCCAGTGTCGCCCGATGTCGGTATTTGCCAGGCATCAGTCGAATTTCCGCAACCTGTAGTGACTCGCCTGCATCTTCGCGTTGCCGGTCCCGTTTCCATCGACCGATCCCCGGTATTCGTACAGGTCGGTCAGGCGGTACAGGACGGCAGTTCGGATCGCGTCAGGCATATCGGACGACTTCGCGCCATAACCGACGACGAATTCGACGGTGACTGGCTGGATCGCTTCGTCCTGGACGGATGGCCATTCGCCGGCAACGGGTGGTCGTATCCTGGCACCCTCGTCGCTGGACAAATCTTCCTGGTAATCGGTGCCGGCAGGCGATCCACTCGTCGGACCTGTCAGCGTTTGCGGATTGCCGTCGCTGTCCGTGTAGGCAATCGAATTGATCGCCGAGCATCGACCCAGGGGCAGCGCGATTTCGAATGGATACCGCAGCGGGAAATCCGCCAGGGTCATTTGCCAGGTTTGGTTGATCAGTGCGCGGTTCGTGTATTCCTCGACCCAGGCGCGCGCGCTGGCGATGTACGTGCGAATCGCGTCGTCTTCCTCGTCGTGATCAACCCGCAGGTGTAGTTTCGCCTCCGTCATCGTGACCGGTTCGTTCACTGGTGCGGTTGTCCGTCGCAATCCCATTTTTCAAAACCTCCCAGGCAATCCCGTCCGCCAGTTCCGTGTGCGTGAATTGTCGATACGCGAGATTGTATGCCCATTGCTCGCGTGGACCCAAATACACTTCGTCGTCAATCGACTGCGACGCGACATCGTATGCCATCGACCCGCGATCCAGGGCAATCGTCGGAATGCCGTCCAGGACGGAACGGATCGCGCAGGTTGACGACCAGGTAACGACCAGGCCGGCACCCTCCAACGCCTCGGACAATGGACGCTGGTTCGGTGCGAACAACGGATGCGGTCGATACACGACGCGGAAGTGCGCCAGGTCGTCGGCGATTGGCTTCCACCATTTGCGCGGACCGCTGCACTGGTCGCCAGGGTGCTGGTCGCATATCAGCACGTATTCGCCGTCGTCGGCACGCCAGGGCAGGATCGGTTCGTCCAGGGCGTTCCATCGGTCTGGTGGGCAGTCGAGCGGTCCCGAATCGGCGCGGCCATGCAATCCGTTCCACCCGGCAGACACGAATCGCAGGCGATCCAGGACGTATTCGCCCGACTGCCCGTTGATGTAACCCGCTTCCAAAATCAGGCGCGGGAGTCGAATGTTCGCTGGCACCTTGTCGCCCCAACAAACGACGAAATCGACGTTTTCGGTCAGGTCCCAATACGGTGAAATGATGGTCGCGACTCCGTGTTCCTGGAGTCCCGCTGCCAGGCATTCCATCGCGTGCAGTTGATGCCCTTGTCCGGGCTTGTAGTACAGGTGACCGATCACAGTTCGATCCGCCACATCCAGTCGTGTTGCGCGAGTCCGAACGTGCTGAAAAAGATTTTGCCGCCGCGTGCGTTGACGCGCTCGACCAAATCATTTTCCCACTCGTCGCGCGAACGGATGTTGATGTGCAGGTCCGTCCCATCAGGCAACCTGGACGGGCGGTCGTTGGTACTGATGCACAGTTCGCGTTTCGTGACCCGGAACAGTTCGTCCAGGCATTGCTGCGTATTTTCCGGCAGCAAGTGTTCGACAACATCGAATGTCGACACGTAGTCGAACGCGTGATCATCGAACGGCAGTGATTCCATTTCGGCGTAAATGATCCGCTCGCCGTCGCACAGTTCGGTCACCAGTTCGGTGCCCTGGACGAGCATCCCGCGACGTTCCGCCCAATCCAGGGTTTCGCCGCGACCGGTGCCGACATCCAGATATGAACGACCGTCCGGGTCCAGGCTTCCGATCCATTCGTTCGCTGCCGCGACTCGCTTCGGTCCCATGCGATACGTTTCGATTTCGTATGCCGCGTCGTACTTCCATTTTTCCGGGTGATTCATGTTTTTAACTCCAGGCAATCGATGGCCGCATCGATGTCAAGTTTCGGGAAAGCGTCAATCGCTGAACCAGGCGTGCAATTGACAATGGTCAAATCGATGTCCTGGTCGCGGATCGTGCGGTATCCAGGCACCCAATTCGAATAATTCGACTCGATGTCCATCGCCGGCGTCGGGTGTTTGCCGAAAAAGTGATGGCCACCGGAATGATGATCGTACCCCAGGAGCAGGATTCGCCGGATTCCCAGGAGATACGCCAGGTTGATTGCCTGGTATCCGGAGTTGTTGCCGCGATGCAATAAGTTGCGATCCAGGGACAACCCTTGCGCGGCTTTCGACTCGACCTGTCGCCAGGACGCAAACTGGTTCGTCCGCTCGTCGCGTGTCGTGAACAGGAACCCACCGCGCAGTCGCTTCGGCACCTGGGCGTCGTGATGGGCGATCCAGTTGAAGTCCGCCGCGTACAGATAGTCCAGCCAGGGGCAAATCCGATACGCGTCGTTGACGCCGATGACGACGATCCGATTCCTGCGTTTCAGGGGCGCGAACTTGTCGACCTGTTCCCTGGTCAGGGACGGTCCGGTCGCGATGATGACGGCGGTGCCGTCCGTGTAGCGTTGGGGAACCCCAACAGAAACGGGGCGACCAAAAAGGCCGCCCCGCTCCGATGCCTTCATCGTTCCGATGTTAGCTGGACGCGTACTTGCCGAACTTGACGGCGTTGTTGTCCAGGACGATGCCACCGACGCGCTTCCGGATGTACCAGTTGATATATCCGGGAGTCGTGATGTTGTCGTCCACCGTGATCCGCAGACCGACCCGATCAACGATCAGGTAGCCGCGACGGAAGTCGCCGAACGCCAGCGGATGGTTACCCACCGTGTCCGCGTCGTCCATCGCTTCGATGGCGTTGGTGCTGAAACCGAGCAGGGATGCCGGCTGGCCTGGCTGGAGACCAGGTGCCCACAGGTATTGATTCTGCCCGTCTTTCAGTTTCCGGATCGTTCCCATCGTCAGGGAATTCATAATCCAGGAAGCGTTCGCCCGATACGGCGCGCGGAGTCGATACACCAGGTCGATCAGGCGATCCGGATCGATTGCAGTCGTCGGCGAAGACGAGTCCAGGGCGATGTATTCGAACGCGTCGGCGTTTCGTGCCGGCGATGCGTCGTCGGTGTCGGTCGTCGGTGCGGTGTTCAACATGCCGGTCGGCTTGTTGGTTCCGTTGCCCGAAAGGAACGCGATGGCCTCCGCGATGGCGAACTCCGTGGACGTTACGTCGACAATCATGCCGCCGATGTCGAAAAAGACATCATCGACTGATTCCTCCGTCGCGCGCGGGTACGCGTACAGGGTGCCACTCGTCGGGGCGCGCTCGCGGAAACTCGGAGTCGTGCTTTGATTCCTGGTTCCCGTCTCGCCGACCCATCCACTGTTTTCGCCGTGGATGTTGACAAGTTCCTTATAGTCCGGCGTTCCGACCTGGACGACACGGCACAGTGCACGCAGCGGCGACAGTAGTCGCATCTGATCGTGAATCATCGTCGAAATGTCTTCCGGTACGGCATAGCCACCCGAAGCGTTCACGGTCGTCGTGAAATCCTTCGACTCCAGGAGTGCTTTTTCCTGGTCTCGCAGTTGCTTCTGGATGGTCGGGTCGCCGCCCTTCACCTGGTTGCAGGACCGAAGATACGCTTCGAACGTTTTCTCGTATTCGACCGTTTCTTTCGACTTCCCTTCCTTCGGGTTCGTCATCTGGAAACCGTCGAACGCGCCTTCCAATTCCTCCAGACGATCCTGCAACGCCTTCGCTTCGGCGATGATGGTGTCGTACTTGGTTTCGTCGGAAGCGATGTCCGCTTCGATTTTCTCCAGTTTTTCCGTTACCTCGGCAATGCCATTGCCCTTTTCAATGGCGTCGATTCGCTCGTCGTTCGTCTTCTTGAATTCCTCGAAATTCGTTTTGATGCCGTCGAGCAGGGATTTCAGTTCCTTGATGTCCAAAACTGTTCTCCGTTACGTAAAAATTTCCCGGTATAGGTCCAGGTCGATTTCGTCCTCGTCAACAGCATCGCACTGCGACAGTCCGTTAAAGCCTCGCGAAATAAACGCCTTGGCTTGTGACCGGGTGAACCCTGCGTCCCGCAGAATCCACTCCAGTTCCCGTTTGCTGATTCCCTGTTGAATCCGATTCTTGACGGCATCGACGCGCGCCAGTTCGTTCATCGGAAAGGTGACAACGGAAACCTCCAGCAAATCGGCTTCCTTGATGTGCCGAATCCCCGACTCGGCAATTTCGTAATCTTTCATCAGGAACCCAATGGACAGACCGTCCATCGTTCCCATTTTCAGACCGGCGTGGACTTCCTTGCCCATCTGACTTTGCAAATTCAATTCGCCTTCCAGATATAGACCGTGGTCGTCTTCCTTCGCCACGTTCCATTTGCCGATAGGCGGCGACCAGTGATCGTGACCGAAAAGCATTTTCGGGAGACCGCGTTCGCCCAGGGATTTGTCGAATGATCCAGGTTCTACGATGTCGTATCCCTGGTCGACGTTATTGAAGACGGACCCGTAACCGGCGACATCGCCTTTGCTGGTCACGTCCTTGACCTCGACGCCGAATGCCTGGCCTTTTTGCAACATGCTTTCGCTCCGAAAAAACAGGCCGGGTGCCTGGTCGGGAGTTTACGCCACGATGCGGAACGTTCCAAGTACACGACGTTTTTCGTCGTCGGGATTGTCTGGATCGACTTCGACCGATCCGTCGTCGTCCTCGATTCGGAAATTCAACGGCGTGATGTAATCGTTGCCGCCTTCGTCCGTCCTGGCGTCCATTCCTTCCATCGCTCGCCATTCGTTCGCACTGATGATCCCGTTCTGGCGTTGAATCTGTAACGCTTCCGCCCTCGACTTCGCGTCGCCCAGGAGTCGCGCTTTTGTGTCGAACTCCGTGAACACGCCCTGGTCGCGATCCGATTGCGACAACAGGTCGCGGTCGCACGCGCTGGTGATGGCGGTCAGATACGGTTGCATGGTGCCGACGAGCATTTGCAGGGTTTGTTCCTCGATGTTGCTGAACGTTGCGCGTTCCAGGTCGCCGACGACGTGCGGCGGCACGCCCCAGGCACCGGCGATCACAGAGCGTTGCAGTTTCCTGGTTTCCAGGAATTGCGATTCCTCGTTGTTCATCTGTAGCGGTTCGACTTTCAACCCGTCTTCCAGGACGGCGGTTCCGCGTTTCTTGCCACCGAACGCGTCCTGCCAGGATGATTTGAAACGCTTCGCGGCCTCGTCATCCTTGAAATGCCCCTCCATTGTCAGCACGACATTCGGGATCGCGCTGTTCCCGAACGTCGCAGCGCCAAACTTTTCGGCAGCGATTTCCATTGCGATGGATTCTTTGCACTGCTGAACCGGCGACGTGCCGCGAATGCCGTCGGTCGAAAACATCACGATCCGGTGCATTTTCTCCTGCGTGACTTCCATCGGTTCGCCGTTCGGCGGCGTCACGTTGAACGTCAGGCGTCCGGTGTTGCCTTGCTGCACGTCCACGCTGCCAGGTGCGACCGGCACCAGGGCGGTGATCCGTCCGTTCGTCGCCTGGTTTTTCACGGCGTAAAACTCGCCATGCAATGCCAGGCGGGTCATTACCAGGGACCAGTATTCGAACGGCGTCATCCAGGGATTCGGACGTTTCATTAGTCGCATCAGTGCGTGTTGATCCTGCGTCGTCACCTGGCGTTTCCCAGGTTCGGACTCGTCCTTTTGCACCGTGAAAGGCAGCATCGCCGTCGCCCTGGACAGGGCGGTCGCAATTGCGAAAACGGTCGGTGCCTGGAGTGCGGTTTCCGGCGTGATGAGTTCACCGGACACCGTTTGGCGCAACAACATCAAGCGTTGCACCGCCTGGTCGAGTGTCAAAGTCGTTGATTTGCGTTCGAACCAGGTCGACGGTCGGAAAAGATTCATACGGTAATCACTCCACGAGATTCGTATATCGTCACGTTGTCGGCAGCGAGACGGTATCGGTTGACCGCCATTAGCAGCGCAATCACGCCATCGATTTTCCGGTTTACCGCGCCTTTCCTCGGATAAATATTGTCCTTGTGGTCGCGCTTCACTTCAACGTTGCTGACCATCCAGGTCAACACCGGGCAGTTGTAGTGAAACCGTCCATCCTTGACGTATGCCTCCAGCCACTTCATGGCCTCGGAAAAGTTTAACACCGTCGGACGCACGTCGATAACAATCGGTCCTAATTCCTGCGCCATGTGCACGCCGTACTGCGTCGAGTTGTGGCCAGGATCGATTGCCAGGCATTCCAGGTCGAAGGGTGCGGCGACTTCCTCCAGGGTGTCCGACTCGATGCGATCCACGTCGATCACGTTGCCTGGCGTCGTCCGGATGTGACCGCCGCGCACCCAACCGTCATAAACACCGTTCGGGTCTTCCTCGACGGCGGCCTCCGGTAGCCAATGCCGCATAAAGCAAAACAAATGATCCTGGCCATCGATTTCCCTGGCGAATATCTGCGCCTGGCTGGACACGTCGATTTTCGACGCCAGGTCGATTCCCGCCCAGGTTTGTTCCTTTTCGAAATCCGCCAGGTCCAGGGTGGAATCGAAACACGCTTCGAACTGCCGCATGTTCATCCAGGCTTCCGCAGCGTTGACCCACACGTTCATCCGCTTCGTCAGGAACGCGTTCTGTTGGCTGACGACTTCGGTCGCCTTCCGGCACAACGCCTCCAGGTCGAGCGGGTAAACGCTGACCTCGTAATTCGGATTCGCCTTCGGCCATACCTCGCGGTCCGACCAGTCGTCGTTTTTGTCCAGGGTATAGATCAACGCGAACACCGAATCGTCCTCGGCGTGCCCCTCCAGGAGTCGGACGCAATATCGCCGCACGTCGTAACAGACTCCGGACGTGTCGTTGCCTGCGGTGGTGATGTTGAACATCAGCGGTTGCACGCGGGAACCGGTTGCGGTCTCCAGGACATCGTAAACGGCGCGGTTTTTCCAGGCGTGGAGTTCGTCGTTGATCGCGCAGTGAATGTTGTGACCGTCGAGCGTTTCGCCCTGGGCGTGCAACGCTTCGAATTTCGACGCCATATCGGTCCTGGCGATGTTGTGCGCGCGTACCTCCAGGGGCAGTTCCGGCGTGCGCCTGGCCATTTCCTGGGCAACGCCAAACACGATTTTGGCTTGGTTTCGGGTGGTCGCGGCACTGTAAACCTCCGCGCCGGCCTCGCCATCCTCGTCCAGCATGTACAAACCAATCGCCGCCGCCAGGGTGGATTTCGCGTTTTTCCTGGCGACCTCGATGTATGCCATCCGGAAACGCCTGGTGTCGTCCGCGACCAGCAACCAACCGAACACGTTGCAGACGATGAAACATTGCCAGGGTTCCAGGACCAGGAGTTCGCGCCGCTTCGCCCATTCGCCTTTGATGTGCGGCAGGTTTTCGATGTAGCGGCAGGCGCGTTCGGCGGAAGCGGTGTTGAAATACCAGGGCGCGTCCTCGCGCTCCAGATCGTCCAGGAATCGCTGCGCTGCCAGGCGTGTCAGTTCACACGCGACCAGGGTGCCGTCCGTGACCTGGGTCGCATACTGGACCGCCTTGAAAACGTGCGGTGCCGACTCCCGCAGTTCGTCCATCATGTCGCTTTGACGCGTGTCCTGGAACTCGGCGTCATCCCGAACTCGGACAGGATCGCTTTGCAGTCCGCCCGACATTTGTTCGAAACGGCGATCCAGGGATTGTGTGACAGGGCACCTTTCGACGCGATGACGACCGCGCCCATTTCGCGGATTTTCTCGTCCGCTTCCAGCATCCGGCACCAGGCGACTGCGTACATCGCAACCGCGTCGGCGTCGACTTCACTGATCACGCGCATCCGCGCGAGTTTGCCGGCGACCTCGATGAACTTGTCGGACTCCTGGTCCGTCAGGTGTTCAGGCGGGTCGGGAATCTTGACCGGCAGAACCGGTTCATCCTCGTTGGTCCTGGATGGCCTGGTCTCGCCGGTGACCAGGCGCATGTTCCGGGGCATCGGTTTCGGTCCGCGCTGTCCCATTTGGATTTTGTCTCCGGTGAAATGCGTCTGTGCAAAAATCGTGC